GCTGCCTTACAAAAAGTAGTGGTCAGCTGCTATCTCCTCACACATTAAGGCAGTTTTCTTTATATGGAAGAACAAGAGGAAAAAGAAGGTACGGATTGGGCTGAACTTTTTGGTCATGCTGTCCGATTTATGATACTTTGCTGGAGTTTAGCAATGATGACTCTGGGATACATGGATAAGATTCGCAATGATGGTGCTTTTTTGGCAGGTTTGACCAGTGGCGTTTTAGGATCTTATGGTATCAGTGTAAACAAAAAGAAACCTAACAACGCTGCTAAAATAGTAGATAACAAAGACACTAATGTAGGTATCAAATGAAAAAACTACTTTTACTAGGTTTGTTTCTAATTGCACCTTGTTACGCAAACGGAGTACCTTCCTGGACTACTGGTTCTAGTAACAGAACTGAGAATACTACGCAAACAATAGATCGTACTATTGTTACTGTTAAATACGGATCTGCATTAAACACTTATGAAGGTACAAATATAACTGTAACTTCAGCAACAAGTGGCGGTATTACGGCGAGTGATGCAATATTTACACCTACAGATAATACTGCTGAATGGTCACTTAGTACTACTACAAGGGCTGCTAGTGCTATAACAGAACAGATAACTCAAACAGATGATATTACGACCACAAGCGTTATTACTAGCTTGTCTGTGTTTAGTCAGTAATCAAGTAAAAGCCGAAGGCGATACAAACGTACAGGCTCAACCTAATGCGATTGGTAATTCTAGTATTATCAATCAAAATATGAATGTTAATAATGGAATGACAGGTAAGTTGCAGTTTGGAAATTTAATATGTAGCCAACCAACAATGTCATTTACACCTTTCTATACAGGTAATGATGCAGAAAATACTGAAAGTGAAACTTACAGTATTAATGAAGGGTGGGGATTTCAGATGTCATTTATGGTTCCCCTGGGATCTAATAATAATACGTGTTCTGAATTAGCAGAAGT